AAGCCGATGGTAAGGATGATGACATTGATTATAATTATGCCCGTGAAAATTACTACAATTTAATCGAAAGAAATCAAGACGCAGTAGAAGAGATGTTAGAGATTGCTAAACAATCCGAACATCCACGCGCGTTCGAAGTTGTAGGTCAGTTAATTAAATCTGGATTAGATGCAAATAAAGAGTTAATGGCTCTACATAAAACTAAAAAAGAATTAAGTATAGAAAAGGGCGGTGGCGATGTTAATGTTAATAACGCAGTATTTGTGGGATCTACCGCCGAATTACAAAAGTTATTAAAGTCTAAGAGACTAAATGATATATAGTGGTGAAGGGTTGCAGAAACAACCCCCCACCTAAACACACTAATCTTTAGAGGAGATTAACATGTCTAAAATATATATAGATCCATTAAACCTCGGCGCCGTTCTTATAGATACTAAAGACTTCTCACAATGTGATCAAATTGATGATAGCTGTGGTGAAATGAATCCCCATTATGGTAAAAAACATTCTGCAGGGGCAAGAAAGAAGATGGTTGAAGCATCGAAAAGGAGATGGACAGATGAAGCTAAAAAATCTTTAGCTATTCAAAGGAGTGGTAAGGGTAATCCTAATTATGGAAATACGTACAAATTGGGTAATCGCACAGAAGAAACCAAAAAGAAAATAAGTGAAGCTCTCAAGGGGAGAAAAAGAGAAGGAACAAGAGGGAAATGGCATCCGAAAATTATTTAGGAAATCCTAATTTAAAAAATGTTGGACAGAAGATAAATTGGACAGAGAAAACCCTTGAAGAGTACGTGCTCTGTAAGGAAGACCCTGAATACTTCATACAGAATTTTGTCAAAATTATTCATGTAGATAAAGGTCTTGTCCCGTTTGAGATGTATGATTATCAAAAAGATATGATTCATAAGTTCAATGATAATCGTTTTGTGATTTGTAAAATGCCTAGACAGACTGGTAAATCAACCACTATCATCAGTTTTTTACTTCATTACATTCTGTTCAATGAAAGTGTTAATGTTGCTATCCTTGCTAACAAAGGAGCCGTAGCAAGAGAACTACTCTCAAGATTACAACTCGCCTATGAACATTTACCCAAATGGTTACAACAAGGCGCAGTTGTATGGAACAAGGGTAATATTGAAGTAGAGAACGGCTCTAAGGTTATCGCCGCAGCAACTTCTAGTTCAGCTGTTCGTGGTAGTTCATTTAATATCATTTTTCTTGATGAGTTTGCTCACGTTCCTCAAAACATAGCCGAACAATTTTTCACTTCTGTTTATCCTACAATTTCTTCTGGTGAATCCACTAAAGTTCTTATTGTTTCAACTCCACTTGGCCTCAATATGTTCTACAAAATGTGGGTAGAAGCAGAAGAGAAAAGAAGTGATTATGTGCCGATTGAAGTACATTGGTCAGAAATGCCGGGAAGAGATTTGAAATGGAAAGAAGAAACAATACGTAATACTTCTGAAGTACAATTCACTCAAGAATTTGAATGTGAGTTTGTTGGATCAACATATACACTAATTGCTCCATCAAAACTCAGAACGATGGTATTTAAGAGTCCAATTCACAGCAATAACAATCTAGATGTATATGAAGAACCAAAGAAAAATCATACGTATGCTCTTATTGCTGATACTGCACAAGGAAAAGGTGCAGACTATTCTGCGTTTAATGTATTCAATGTTTCTGAAATGCCTTACAAACAAGTTGCTGTTTATCGGGATAATACTATTTCTCCCATGTTATATCCGAATGTGATTTATAATGTTGGAAATAAATATAATATGGCTCATGTCTTAATTGAGGTTAATGATATTGGTTCTCAAGTCGCAGACACACTTCATTATGATTTAGAGTATGAAAACATAATGATTATTACTATGAGAGGAAGGGCGGGACAACAAATTGGTGGTGGATTCGCAAAGAACATTCAGTTAGGATTAAGAACGAGTAAACAAATCAAGAGAATTGGATGTGCCACCCTAAAAGATTTGATAGAACAAGATCAATTAATCATATCTGATTTTGAAACTATCAAAGAACTCACGACTTTTGCTTTAACAAACAATACGTATCAAGCTGAAGAAGGTGCACATGATGACCTAGCAATGACTTTAGTAATATTTGGATGGTTAGTTCAACAAAGATATTTCAAGGAGATGACAAATATGGATATAAGAAAAAAAATGTGGGAAGAACAAATGGAAACTTTAGAACAAGATATGTTACCGTTTGGACTTATAGATGATGGTAGGGATCAAGAAACGTTTGTAGATAATAGTGGTCAAAAATGGGATGTAGTAGATGATCCTACAAGTCGGATATACTATTAAATAGATAAATATAAATAAAATATACATTTAGAGAGAAAAAAAATAATGGCAAATTTGCAAGCTACACATATTACTGGTGGAGGTATTTTTTATTCAGATGGAACAGAGAGTGGTAGTCAATCAGCTTCCGCTACGCCGATTCAAGGTGCTTCATCAGGCTTGATATCTGCCAATACTATAAACTGGTTAGCTGGTACTTATACTACTTCAGGTAAATCTGTAATTGCTTACCAAGATGAACAAGCAGGTTATTATGGTCCCGGTAAAGCGAGAGTAGCCACTCTTTCAGGAAGTACAATTAGTTATGGTACTACTGTAACTTTTCCTGGTGGTAATGATGCTGATAATGGTATATCGATTGGTTATGAACAGACAGAAAATAAAGTACTTATTTGCTATGGCACTAATGGTAATCATCAACATAGTATGGTTGTTGGTACAGTTTCAGGTACAAGTATTTCTTTCGGTTCTTCCACTACTCTGGAATCAGGCAGTACCCCCGATAATGGCGCTTTCGGACCAGAAGGCATGGTCTGGGTGGGAGGTATAGGAGGCGATACAACAAATAGGTTAGTTTGTTGTTATACTGATCAATCACTCGCTGGTACGGGCCGAGTAATGACAATATCTGGAACTACCCCCTCGGGAGGAACAAAATCAGATTTTAGCAGTAGTAGAACTAATGCGATCAGTTGTGCTTATGTTGGTAATGGACAAATTGTGGTTGCTTGGTTAGATGTACCGAACAGTAATCAGTTGTACCTCAGACCAGGAACCGTAACTGGAGGAAGCACAAATACCATACAATGGGGAACAACATCCGTGGCTTTTGGTCAATGTTACCGCCCCGATGCTTCCTGTGGAACTTCCATTGTTTATGATCAACAAAATCAAAAAATTTTAGTTTTCTATGCTCTCAACTCAGACAAAAGGGCGAGATGGATAGGATTTCAGCTAACAGGTTCAGGAGCTTCACTTGAATTAACTTTTTCTGGTACGGTCACCCATGATAATTCTAGTGCTAATGCAAAGGCTTTTTCTTCTACTTATCATCCTGATGCTCAAAAGGTTATAGCTTATTATAGAACTGATGCTAATAGTGGTCAGCCTCAGGCAAGAACGTTCACCTATAATCAAAATTATGGAGATCAAGTATCTTATAATTACGGATCAGTCGTGACCTGGTCTTTCGGACTCAATGTGGATCATACACACTCTTTGTGGGATCCCCAAAATAAACGTATACTTTATTTAAAAACAAATATTTCAAAACACTCCAACGCCGCAGAGGCCGCAGGCTATGCTATAGTCTCTGATCTTTTTACGACCAATATTACAATAAATTTAACTACTGGTAACTTTTTTGAATTAGATTTACAAGATCATTCTGCAGATATACATTCAATAACAATTAATGAATCTCTCACCGGAACCCAAACACAAACTTTTTATCTGAAACTTATACAAGGATCATATGGTAGATCATTCATTTGGAGTGCAATAACTAATGTTAAGTGGCCTGCAGGAACAAGACCAACCTTAACCGGAACAGACAATGCTGTAGATGTCTATTCTTTTACTACTTATGATAATGGTACTACTTGGTATGGGGAAATAGTGGGTCAAGATATCAAATAAATGGGTCTATATCTCCAAAATTAACTTCAGTAGGTGGGTTGTTTATTTCTGTTATTAAATCTTCAATTTTATTAGATAGATCAGGCCTTTCCTTTTTTAATCTGTTTAAAAAACTCAGAGAACCAGTAACTAATTGATCTGGATGGATAGTTAATCTTTTTCCTATTCTTCTCTTATCAGATACTTCAAGGTGTTTGGGATTCACACAGGATGGGTTGAAGCAAGTTTGAGTTACTACTTCAGTAGATGATAATTCACCTCGTACTCCAGAAATTGATGAGAAATTACCATACATCATAAATGCATATCTACTGGCAGGAATAGTTCGACCCATTATAGAAAACATTCCATGACCTGTCTTATTTTTAGAAGCAAGCCAGATATGACACTCTGTATGTTTTTCAGAACGATCAACTTTTTTAAGAAATCGTTGTTTTATTTTTTCGTTGTCTATTAATTTATATGTTTCTTTGTAATCCATATTCCCCTTATAAATTTATGATAACACTTAATATTTATGATTTTAGAGAACTGTAAAAAGATAAATAACTGTAATATGGTAAAAAACCATAAATTAAATTAATCTTTCAACTTAAATCTATAGGAGAGATAAGATGCCTTTTACAATTAGTCCAGGCGTTGTAACCAAAGAAATTGACTTAACCGCAGTTGTTCCGGAAATTTCTATGACAGAGGGTGCAATCGCCGGTCCTTTTAGGTGGGGACCATCATATTGGAGCACTACAGTATCAAACGAAACCGAATTGGTAAGTCGCTTTGGTAAACCAGATGCAGCTTCATATAAAGTATTTTTTACTGCTGCGAGTTATCTTGCATATTCAGGAAGTCTTAAAGTAGTACGTACACCTAATACAACCGATGCAAAAAACGCAACAATGGATGCATCAAATACCGTCTATGTTGCAAATGATGAAACCTATGAAAATACCTATGATCCAGATATGGGAGGAACCCAGAGTGATGATTATGGTGATTTCGTAGCAAAATATGCTGGAGACTTTGGAAACAGTTTAAGAGTTTCCCTGTGTGGAGCCACAAGAGCAAACACTAATTCAGATGGAACACTTAACAGTAATACAGATATTTCACCTACTTGTACTTCTGCAGTAGTGAGTGGTACTGCTCTTACTGGCGTAGGTACAACTTTTTCGAATGATGTCGCCGTAGGTGATGTTCTCTTTTTCGATTCTAAATATTGTGTAGTTACTACTGTTACATCCAATACAACTTTAGTTGTAATAGCTGGTGCAGATATGGCCAATACTGGTGCCTATACTGTGAGAAAAAGATCAGCATTTGGTCAACCATCATCAGACATGATTGGAACTTGTGTAACTTCAGCTAATGGAGTTACTATAACTGGAACAGACACAGCATTTACTACTCAATATACTGTAGGTGATCTTGTTAAACTTGTTGGTACAAATGAAGAACGTAAAGTTTCGGCAGTTACATCTGCAACAGTTATGACAGTATCAGAACCTTTTGTTGCTGCAGCAGCCGCAAACACCCATTCACGAAGATGGGAATATGCAGACTCATTTGATAGCGATCCTACTACTTCTTCACATTGTGCAAAAAATAGTGGAAACTATGATGAAATTCATATCGCTGTTGTTGATGAAGATGGAGAATTTACTGGAGCAAATAATACAGTAATTGAAACTTATACAGGATCGGTTGCTGGTGGAGCCAAAGGAGAAGATGGTCAAAGTATTTACTACAAAGATTTGGTAAATAGAAAATCAAGCTATCTTCGCTGGATGGATCATGATGCCTCTGGTGATGCAGATGCATTACTTGGCGGTGGAACAACTGCTTGGGGTGGAGTTGCAACAGGAACATTTAATGGTAAGGGAATTATCATATCTGGAAGTTTAACAGGAGGCTCTAACGGTTCAACCGCAACAGCCGGAAACGTTCAGACGGGTCTTGATAAATTCAAAAATACAGAAGAAATTGATGTAACACTTTTAATGACAGGTGATGCAACAGCCGCAACACAAATTCATGCCATTAATAATATTGCAGAATATCGTAAAGATTGTGTAGCTTTCATTTCACCTCTTCAAGCAAATGTTGTTGATAATGCAGGAAGTGAAACTACAGATGTAGTCGCTCATAGAAATTCTATGCCGAGTTCATCTTATGCAGTTATGGATTCTGGTTGGAAGTATATGTATGATAAGTACAATGATGTGTACAGATACATTCCATTGAACGGTGATATTGCAGGATGTTGTGCATTTACAGACTCATCCCGTGATCCTTTTTGGTCACCAGCTGGATTAGATAGAGGTAATATCCGTAATGCGATTAAACTTCCTTTTAATCCGAATAAGACAGATAGAGACTCCCTTTATAAAAACGGTGTTAATCCTGTCACGGCAATGCCCGGAAGTGGAATTCTTCTTTTCGGAGATAAAACACTATTAGCGAAACCGAGTGCATTTGATCGTATCAATGTACGGAGGTTGTTTATCCTTTTGGAAAAATCAATCGCTAATATGGCAAAATCCTTCTTGTTCGAATTCAACGATTCTTTTTCACGATCTCGATTCACATCGACTGTTGAACCTTTCTTGAGAGATATTCAAGGAAGAGGCGGGGTTCAAGATTTTGCTGTAGTCTGTGATGACAGCAACAATACTGCAGAAGTCGTTGATCGTAACGAATTCCGTGGAGACATATATGTGAAACCATCACGTTCAATTAACTTCATTCAACTTCAATTCGTAGCAGTACGATCTGGCGTTGAATTTAGTGAAATTATTGGATAATATAGTATAAATAGTAATATAACTTATTAAAAGATGGGGGAAGACGATGACTTCCGAAGGGAGAACTTATAAAAAAGACTTCCCCATCACATCTTTAATTTTAGTCATCGGAGAAATATAACAATGGCATCATCATTTAACATAGATACATTTACCTCAAAACTTTCTAAAGGTGGGGCATTAGCTAGTTTATTCGAATGTGAATTAACTGCTACTGATAAGGGTAAAAAAGGATCCGTAGCCGATTGGATCTTTATGTGTAAAGGAGTATCATTTCCCGCTTCAACAATTACACCCGCAACAGTCACTTATATGGGAAGAGCATTACAAATTCCAGGTAACCGTGATGCAGCTCAATTAGTAACATCCATTTACAACGATGAAGGTATGGAAGTTAGAAATTATATTGAAAGTTGGATGGAAAGACTTAATTCTCACAAAACAAATAAAAGAGATTCAGCTTGGAGTAAAATTCTTGACTATACTGCTGAAATGAAGGTTCGACAACTTAAAAAAGATGGTACAGGTTCTTCAAAGGAATATATATTTACAAATGTTTGGCCGTCTACCTGTGCAGAAATTGCTTTATCTTGGGACACTAATGAAATCCAAGCTTTTGATGTAACATGGGAATATAATTATTGGTCTTCAGTAGGTAATTCGGGCACTGGAGCCTAATATAAATATAAGTGAAGAAAACAATTTTATATGGGAGTGGAAAAATCTACTCCCATTTCACCTATTAGGAAAAATGTATGGCAGTTGAATTATTTGGATTTTCTATAGGAAGAGTAGATAAAGATAAAAAAAATAAAACATCTTTTGCTCTCCCAGAGCCAGAAGATGGTGCATTTGAAGTGGCTTCAGGTGGAGCATATGGAACATATGTTGACCTAGAAGGCGCCGCTAAAAATGAATTAGACTTAATCAAAAAATATAGAGAGATGGCAACGTTTCCTGAATGTGATCAAGCAATTGATGATGTTATTAATGAAGCCGTTGTTACAAATAGAGAAGAATCCCCTGTTAGTATTAGTTTAGGAAAATCTAATTTATCAGACAGTATCCAAGAGAGTATAAAAACTGAGTTTACAGAATTAGTTCGTTTACTTGATTTTAGGAGAGTAGGATACGAATTATTTAGAAAGTGGTATGTCGATGGTAGATTGTTTTTTCATATTATCATTGATAATAAAAACCCTAAACGCGGTATATTAGAACTGCGCCCAATAGACCCCCTAAAAATAAAAAAGGTTAGACAAGCTAAAATTGTAGAAGGACCTGAAGGCGCACAGCTTGATACTTCGGGATTTCAAGAATACTATTTATTTAATGAAAAAGGTATCGCAGATAGAGGAGGTGGTCACACCATTCAGATTGCTGATGATTCTGTCTCTTATGTTCATTCTGGTGTATTAGATCCTGATAGAAAATTAGTTTTAAGTCATCTACACAAAGCAATCAAACCCCTTAATCAACTTAGAATGTTAGAAGATGCGGTTGTCATCTATCGTATCTCACGTGCTCCTGAACGTAGAATTTTCTACATTGATGTTGGTAATCTACCTAAGATCAAAGCAGAACAGTATCTACGTGATATCATGAACAAAT